AACTCGTGAACCTAAGTCTCACAAATTGTCCTGATTTTAAAAGGCAAGTACGTATTTACGCTTTGAGCTATAATACTCTTCGTATACGCGAGGGAATTGCCGAAACTCTTTTTGATTCTAAACAATAAAGATGAATATGCAAACAGGCTTCGGTGATGCTGGAGACGCTATGTTTGAACAATATATTCAAACCATGACTAATATTATTCTTCCAGTTTTTGAAAAAGGTATAACACTTGCGTGTGACTATTCCAAAGCTTGTGGACGAGATACTCTCCTTCCAGAAGATGTGGAATATGCAACAAAGTATTGTGCGATGTATAAAGTCGGTGAAGACGTTGGTTCTATTTACTCAGATATATATGAACAGGTTGACGATGACGACAAAGATGAAGAAATGCCCACTATTCCACCAGAAGACTGCCCACCATTCGAACGTTACTCCGGTAACAACCCCATTTTTTTACAGGTGAACGACGCATATGACCGCTGGGGTGATTGGAAACCCCAGAATCCGACAGAAGAGATGTTAAAAAATGCTATTAATAGTAATGAGCATCTCAGAACCTGAAGGATGGAATTTTTCTGATAAAGCTAAGTTACATATTTCAAACTTAGATTCAAGCTCTAGTGATGATTCATCAGATGATGAACAATTATTTTCAAAAACAAAAACAATAAAGAAAAAAAAGTTTAAAAAACCCGTGAAAAAGGAGAAAATCACAGATGATTAATTTTTTTCCCAACCTATAGTATAACAACAACCATGTCGGCCGCCGCTCTCCAGACCGTAAACCTTGTCACCCAAGAACTCCAGACCCAGACCCTCAACTCGATTGTCGGTGGTTTCTCTTTCGCCGCTGCCATGTCGTGGATGGACTTTGTTCGCTGGACCATCACCCAGATCGTAAAGGTCCCCAAGAATGGTGGTGCTCAGTACGCCATGACCGCAGTCCTTACCTCCCTCCTCTCTGTGGTTGTCTTCTTAGTCATCTCCAGGATTACTGGTAAGGCTTCTAAGCCCGCACAGCCCGTCTACGCGATAACCCGCTAAACGGTTTGCTTTTCATTAAAAACATCAGGAATAGTCCAGCTAAAATAATTAGTGCTATATACAAATACTCTTTTCTCCATGTATAAGAATTCTTCACAACTTCAGGAATACTTATTATTGGCTCTTTCTTTTCAACCTTCTTGGGCTCTTCTATAGAAACTTTTGGTAAATTTTCTAATTTATCAGTTGAACCTGTGATTTCAAATTTCAATATATGATCTTGATTTCTAAAATCATATGGAATGAGTCGACCATGACTCATATAAAAAAACTCTACTTTGATATCTTGTATCATTTTTTGACTTCCACTATGAAAATTATGCACTAACATATCGTCAGCTCCGTTAAAATTGATGAAATTGGAGCCGTCTAGAAGTATATGCCCAGTATAGAAAGGTGTGGATGTATACACAGATTGTGTAAACTCATCAGAACCCGTCGTCAATTTTAATACCAACGAATTTGGTCCATTTATATTTATAGCCCCAGATTTGATACTATCAGTCACCGAACTATGGTTCCCTGAACTGAAACCCAAAACCTGGTGGGGTGTTGTAAACTGTGAAGAATTACTCGAATACCCGTTCGTACCATCATAAAATTCAAGTGTGAATGCATTATCAGACGCGTGTGTATTAGAAAATGTCAACGCGTTTGTATCTGTATCAAACACGACCGAGTTTATATTAGAATCTGGTGGTGCGAGTTTAGTAGCCAAGTCACTGGCTAGTTCTGTTCCTGTGCTGTAGTTTGTTTCATCTAATGAAAAAACATTTCCATCCACACTAAATGTCTTGTTCGTCACACATGTAATCAACTGTGGTGTGGGAATTCTTGCAGATACAAGTTTGATATTTTTTACATCATAAATAGGGTTATCCAAAGTAACGGTATAATTATTAGCGTATGAATATACATTGGTATCTCTCTCACCACTATCTATGTTAAGGGTGTGGACCTTCATTAAAATATATGTATAATATTTTAATGAATGTTTTTGTCTAATGAACTAAAAAATTAATGAGAGAGTGAATGAGAAAGGGGGTTATTCTGGAGCTGTCTCTTGGCTATGTCGAGGTTATTAGTGTTGGGATTCGCATTACCCTTGTAGGCATTAAATTGATGATACGGCTTTTGTTGATACTGTTGCGTCCATCCACCATTAGCCGCGTTGACACGTCCATCGATACGCGTAGTATCCGAACGAACGGCAGTAAGAGCACCACCCTGTTTGAGAGCTGTTTCACGAACATTCATGCGACCCGCATTTCCCATCCGGTTTGGCTTTCCTCGTCGGTCTTCTGGGCGGAAACCATACTTCATGAGTTCTTCGTTATTCTTAGAAGCCACCTTTACAGCGGCGCTATTGGTGTACGCGCCATGATGACTGTGAATACCTGGTGCTGGATGATTCATGTATGTGTATTGTTCATCTGTGCGGTCAGTCTTGAATCGAGTGGGATCTTGTGGCATCGCACCCGCTGATACGAATCGCTTCGCACCATTGAATCCTAAACCATCTGCGCGGTGACCAGTCTCTGAACGGTTAGTGGTACGCTTGGTCTTTTCATGTTCATTACGAGGAACAACACCCGACATCCCCTGTGCCCGACCAGCCATGGTGGGTCTCCTTGATGGGAGGAAAGATGTGGTCTCTGGTTTATTGTGTGTAAGCTCACCAACCTTCGCAGAGCGACCACCTGTAACATCCGCTGCTGGACCTGTACGTCCTGGAAGTGTGGTTAACCGATATTCACCAACATTCACCGGATTCACACGAAAGGTCTGTTGAAAACCACCAACGGCGGGTACGTGAGCACCGACCCCCAAACCCGGACCGACGAGCTGTTTCTCGATAGGTGACAAATTATTCATACGACCATGATCATACATTCGATTGCGCATGTTCAGAATTTCTTGACCACCACTACGTTGTTGGGGGCTGATATCACCAAAATTTTCCATTTCCATTTTGTGTGGAACTTCGGGGGAGGCGTCAAAGTTATTAGATTCTACTATTTCAGGATTTTTCATTGTTGGTGGTACGTTGTCGACCTTGGGTGGTGCAGACTTGGTACTCAAATTCCTACCGGCAAAAACAAGACCAGCAACAGCCATGAGCGATATAGGATCAGCCATTCTTACTTCTTATTAACATTTTTATTAAGATACCTTTGCTCAAACAGTCCATTCTGGAGTTCGGCGCGGGTACTAGATGGGTCATATTTCTGAGTACGAAGGGGAACCTTACACTCCATGTTAGAGAGGGGAAAAAGGTTACGCTCGTACGTCTGAATTATATGCTTGTTAAATCGTGAAGTAGATTGAGGGCGAAGTTGATCACTCGTTTCGATATACTGCGCTGGTGAACCCTTACCCGCCATATAAGGGGCGGTACCGTACAACATAGTGTTGGGGCGGCAATCACCACAGTTTAAAGCACTGGGCTGGGGGTAGACAAAAATTTCGTCGTTTGCTTTTACCGGAGGAACGGCACCCGTATTTTGAACAATGGAAAGTCCAGGTTGAAGTTGATATGCCATTTATTATTACATAAGAATATTTATCTAGCAAACATACCAGAACGCTTATCACCGTGACTGCCGAGACCCGAAAATGCCTCGAGTTGAACACCTCGAGCGTTGGGATTACAGAAGCGAGTGTCACTTTTACACATGGGAGCATTTTTTCGCCCATAAAGAGATTCCGCAAAAGCCGTCTGGTCCCCTGGGATTTTGGTCACAGGGTTTGAAACAAATTGACGTTCCATGGCGTTACGAAGATACTTAGGCATAGGCGAACGAGAACGACCGGCATCATATGGAATGCGGTCACTGGTGTAACTGTTCACAAACGGTTTAACGGTGGGGTAATAACACGCCTCTAATCTATTAGGTGCGTCACTAAAATCGGTGATCATGACATTTCCCATGGGATTGTCGGATGTTGGCATTTGACAGCTCACACCTTCAACCGAACCACCGTACGTCTCCTTAACCATCCTAGACTTATAAAGAACGTAAATAACAGCGATGACAGTCGCACCCAAAACAAAGACCCTGGGGTCACGGCGAATGAGATATAGTATGGTGCATACATAAATTATGAATCGGGAAGCGGCATTAACCCGGTCTTCTGGAGTTTGTTCATTTGTTGGCCAGAATTGATTAACCTGGTCAGCCCTCACGAGCTGCTGAGGATCGTCGAACCAGGTCTTCATTTAGTATATGTTAGGTTTATTTTTTGGGAAGACCACCAATCATACTACCCATCATTTTCATGAGAGCGTCTTGGTCGATTTCACCGTCTCCATCCTGCATTTGATTTGCGACACCCTTTGCGATTTTTTCAATTTGCGAAAGAGTGTCATCTGGGAGGGAAGTGATAGTCGTACCGAGCATGTACAGTGTTTGGAGATACTGCCAGGTAGCAGCCTTTGTATTTGTGGACATGTTACCCCAATACTTCTTAATATCAAGTTCCCTGAGAAACTCTATGTTCTCAACCTCTTCGAGTAAAAAGGACTCATCCTTAGCAGAAATTTTTCCCGCGTAAGGGGTGACACCATCCATAAAACCGTTTACGACGAGACGGGGATTGGTGGACTTCAACATGTCGAAGGAGGTGAGCATTTTCTTAATGCCTTTTTCATCTGGAAAAGTCTTGTGCAATTCCACAAGAAATTGACTCATCATATCGTTAAACGCAGAGACGGACGCCATATTCTTATACTATTGGTTAATCTTTAAGTTTAGAAAGGTTCACTAGAGATAGCTTCCTTCTGAGCTAAACCACCTGATATAATAAAAAATACCAGTATTGCGTTGAGGACAGCGGGTTTGGTATATTTATTGAGTTCTAATTTACCTTCATTATTCAAATAAGCTTTGAGGTGAATATAAGCAGCAGTTATTCCCGCTGCAATTAGGGCGGCACTCACTGGGTCGCGCAAATGATCGGAGAGTTCCATTTAATTATACCGGGGATTTTTTGTACGATGGTCTGGTGCATCACCAAATAATACGTCATCGTCTGTAGATTGTTCCTGGGGGTATGGGGAGGGAGGGGGTGGTGGTGCTGCGATTGGTTCTGAGACTGGTTCAGGTGCGTGCACACCATGTACAGTTTTGAACTCATTTTCAAGCCCGGTGGGTTGGGGGTCGCCCATACCATTCATTTCATCTAGGGGTTCTGGTTCCATCATAGGCTCAGGTTCGGGTTCGGGTTCACCCAGGGTTTCATCCATATGTTCGTCAAGAACGTCTGGGTCGGTGGTGTCTTCGACTTCTCCATCCAGAGAAATATCCCTTGTCTCTTGGGACATATACGTTTGGAGGATTTGTTGAACGGGGATCAATTCTTTTACGGTATTTTCGATGGTGAGGGAAAAACGCATCGTGAGATTCTCATCACGAGCGTATTCACTCTGTTCTTCGTGAAAAATATAAGGATCTTTGTACAAGTCCCGGGCGGCATTATTGTAACACGTTTGAATAAATACTTCCTCGGTAGGAAGCTTCAGGGAAATCTTCTTGTTGTCAGCCTTGAGGCGAACCGCAGAGAGAATCTTTGTACAGGCAACAAATACAGCTGCTAAAAGGTCACCAAACCAAGAACACCTGTCTGTGATGTTATCAGAATGACGTTTAGACATCGCATTCGACCAATTAGGAACCTCTTTTAACAACTTTTGAAACATGATGAGAACTTGTTTACCCTTAGAGGTCTTCACAGATTCAGCATACATCTCCTGAAAAACTTCAATCATAGGTGGGCACATGATGATACACATCTGTCCGAGATACTCCTTCTTCGCTTCTACGAGAACGTTCAGATTGTCCATTTATGATTAAGGGGTTTTTTTAAATGATGTTTCCTACGCACTTCTCCTGTACTGATTCGCCATCTTTTTTAGATTTAATAGATTGGGTAATTCCACGTCATCTTCTTCTTTTACTTCCTTTTTCTTTTTAGATACAATCCATGAAACGTACACGTCATAATCACTCAAGAGTTTTACACTAAACCCACCCAGCTCGAATTGTCTCGCCACATATTTAGCTGCAAGTCTTCTATCGAATGTGGGATATCCAAGTATAAATGTTGGAACGGTGAGAAAAATTTGTTTATGACCAAGTTCTACAGATTGTTTAATTTTTGCAGAAAATTGTTCATAAATTTTCATATATATTTCTTTCCTGATTTGT